ATCAACACTTTGATAGAACAGAGCCAATAATAAAAGGGGTGAGAAATTATATTGTTCTCACTCCTTTTGCAATTTAGCTTAGTTCAAAATTGAGCCGCCCTTTTGCTAAGTTAATATCTTGTGAACTACTCTTATTCCCATATATCTTAACATCAAATTCAGTTTTATCAACAAATTTCACATTAACAAATCCATTTTTATTTGACAATTTATATTGATAAAAATCATATTGTTTAATTACTGTCTTAATATATTTGATATCCTGCTCACTATTATTGATTCGTGATGCTAATGTACAACACATAATGTATGAAGCATTAGCTAGGTTATCGATATTTGGATTGATTTTTAGATTTGGTAATTCTTGTTTTAATTTTGTTATTGTATTGAAAATGCTTGTTTTTTCTTCATCATTTAATACATCTTGTTTAATATGATTCAGTAGCACATCACCATTATCGAAAAAGTATTTCCAAATTTTTTCTAAGTCATTGCCTGAATTACTAAACAATTTGTGTAAATGCGTATTTTGTGGTATATTATGATTATTCTTTAACAAGCTAAACAAACTTCCCTTGGCTCCTTTGTCAACCTTTGCACTTAATGAAATTCTAAATGATTCATTATTATGTCTACACTCAATAATTGCATCAACAATAGGATAGTTTGTTTGTGTTGGAAAATATAAGGTTTTTGAAGATTCTTTTATTTTTTGATATGGAAAATTAGAATCTTCAAATTGATTTGCCATAATCAATAATGGTACATAAATTTCACTTAATGGATAAAACACAACATCGGGGATAATGTAATTTTTGCCTAATGGATCAGATAATAACTTTTTAATTTCTAGTTTTTCTTCATCATTCAATTTCTTATGCTTATCGATATTTGTTTCAATTATATTTTTTAATTCTGTATCTGAACCGAATGAATAACATTGAATATCTGAATTTCCATCGTTAATTGTTTTAACTGTGGCGCCTCTTAATAATGTTGATGCAGTATATTGTGTACGAGATTTAGCCTTACAATACACCTTAATTTTGTTTACAATTAAGTACCAATAATTTGATCCCTTACTAACATCATTTAATCTACTGTCATCAACTGAAAAATTATCAGATTTAATCTTGTCAGAAAGCTGTTGCAATAGTTTTACTCGTTCATATCGATTATTAGTAGAACATAATAGATGAATAGACTTATCGGAAATTACTTTTGGTGCATATTTCAAATTAAGACTATTTTGAAATTTAAGTAGTTCGTTTAAGCATTTTGTTACATCATAGTAATGTGTTAAGTTAATCATAATATATTTCACAAATAAAAGAAAATCCCCACAAGAATTTTATTTCCTGTGGGGATTATTATTTTTACGTAATTAAATTTTATGCTGTTGTTTCAGCAAATACGGCACTACCTGACTTTTCAGCAATAAAATTAAGTGTGATAAAGTTGATAGAGTAATTTGGTTGTACGTAAATGTCCATAATGAATCGGTTAGCATTGATGATGTCTGCGGTGTTATTGCTGTCATCACAAATAACTTTCCAATTTTGAATACCCCGTGCACCTTGTACCTGACGTAAGACTGGTTCGACAAGACTACGAGCATAAGCACGAGTGATACTGTCGTTGAACTCAAACAACTGATACTTGGCACTTTCTGATAGAACCTTTTCAAGATAGATGAAAAGCCTCCTAACATTAATTCTATCAAACGCGGAGGGTTTTGTCAATAGCGTTTTATCGCCATACAACACCGTACCTTCACCACGGAAAGTTACAACAGGGTTAATGCCTTTCTGATATAATTGATCACGTTGGGCCTTATTTGGACTGAAGTTAAGTTTAACCACATTTTTATATTGTCCGCGAGTATATCCTGCTGGACTCCACCATGAAGCATTAGTTGCATCGGTTCGAGCCATTAAACCAGCGGTATCACCTGAAAGAGGAATCCAACGATAGGTGTCATTGTACTTATCATACTGATATTTCCAACCGCTATCAAGGAAAGCGTAAGAAGTATTTACGTTGAAGTCGGAATTGGTACGGAATGCTATTGTGTCATCTAATAGATCTAGTCCAAGAATTGGATTACCATGTCCATCATTAGGAGAAACACATGCAACACAATCTAAACGATGTTCACAAAGATTCTGAATTACATATTTTGCAACTGTAGCACTTGCGGCACCAGTTGGAATAAGACTGACATCAAATTCTTCCTTATTCTTAAACAAATCGTAAGCACGCATTAATTCGTCATCATCAGCCTCAAAGGAATCAACACCACCTTGCATACGACCAAAGTATGCTTCTTTTAGATTCGGGAAAATTGTATCGGTTGCTTCATCACCAAAATTTCCGTTTGCAACAATTGGCTTTTGAAGAACTGTTTCACCAGCCTTTGCCTTTCCGACAATAGCAGATTCCTCAAATCCGATTTCACGATTTAACAAACTTTCTTCAGGATAATCCATCCAGTAAACATATGCACTACGATCACGAAGAACTGTCTTATAGAAGTTACTTGTGCCGTCTAGCGTTTTGCCGTCTGATGCCTTGGAGAGATATTCATATCGTTCAAGCACCGTTCCCTTAGTGCCTGTGATTCGTCCCCCTGCGTCAATGACTAATAAATGAAGTTCATCGTTCTTACCGTCACGTTGTTTTACAAAGTTTGATGTACCAGGGGCATCACTAAATTCCTGACGGAAATCGTATTGCTTGCCGTTTGCGTCAGTCCATTGCCAATTTTCGAATGATCCTGCGTCTGCATAGGTAACCATAATAGAATTACCGATAGCACCAGGGTATTTTGCACAGAATTGACCATAATCACCAATTCCATTTTCATACTGTGCAGTGTATTCGGTTTCGTTGTTAATTACTAGATCATGCTCTTCTTCAGCCTTTACACTTGCATTTCGTTGCGCCTTTGTACTTGCGCGAACAACATACATTTGTGCAGTATAGTCCATGAAGTTTGCGGCTGTGAACCATGACTTAAAGTTTTTGTTATTTGGTTTACCGAAGATTGCAACCAAATCATTTTCACCTGTAAGAAGTTGAGGATCATTCACTGGTCCCCATCCTGCAGTAATAACTGTCATACCCATTGATGTGCCAACTTGAACCGTTGTTTGGGTATTATCAGTTTCATTTACTTCAACTTGTGGGCTTAGATATGCCATTATTATTCTGTCCTAAAAAGATTTATAAAAAATCAATATTTACTATATTATTTATTTTTACTTAGTTTTAGGTAAATAATAATTAACTTATGAAATAAACTTAAACAACGTGGCGAATTTTAGACCTTCGTTTCATACATCACTTGCCTCAAAGATGGTAAATGATGTATACTATCAACGAACGAATTTATATTACTTTCTTGGTAAATTGGATTCGTGGGATAACGGTCAAACGCCTGATCCTGATCCTGATAATGCTTACGTTAATGATGTAATCATTCGTGATAATATTGTATATTTCAGAAAAGTAACCGCAAACGATGTATCTATTGTGTGCAAGATGCATAAGTGGAGAAAAGATGAAATATATGATCAATGGGATCACACTCAGGACATGACTAATAAGCCGTTCTATGTAATGACGGCAGATTATAATGTGTATAAATGTCTCAACAATAACAACGGCGCCAAATCAACAGTTGAACCAACGGAAATCAATTTTGATGTGGTGAAGACCGACGACGGTTATTTGTGGAAATACATGTATAATGTTCCCCTGATTAAGCGTCGTAAGTTCTCAAGCACCCAATATATGCCAGTTCAAAAGGCATTATCTGATTCATTCTATTCATTAGGTGCAATAGAGGGAGTGGTTGTTACGAATGGAGGGTCAGGATATTCATCCGACAAACAGACTTCAGCCGTGGTAGATAAACCAACATCAAAAAATGGGAAACAAGCAAAATTAACTGTATATGTTAATCATGATACAGGATCAATTGACACAGTAACAATTGATGATCATGGTTCTGGTTATGTCAATATTCCTAAGATTACTATTATTGATACTTCAGGTAAAGGTGAAGGAAAATATGGTAATGCTACTGCAAAATTGACAGCACATTTATTGAATGGTAAAATTGACAGCGTTACAATTGACGATCCAGGTGTGAAATATCCAGCAGACATTAACACAACCTTATCTGCAACAGGTGACGGTGAAGGATGTGTGCTGTATCCAAAAATTATGGACGGAAAGATCGTTGGTGTGATAGTTGCTGATGCAGGCGAAGGTTACTCATATCTTGACATTAAGGCAATTAATCATAACTCTGCAGGATCAGGCGCCACATTCCAAGCAATTATTGGTGGAAGTAATTTAAGCGGAGATCAGGCATCGGTTGAACAAACAACCACAATTGGGGCAATTTATTCAATTGTGGTAAAACAGGGCGGTGAAGAATATTCAGACAAAACAAAGGTAATAATTGACGGTGATGGTGAAGGTGCTATAGCAGAAGCAATTGTTGAAAATGGCGCCATTAAACAAATTGTGATGACATCATATGGAAAAAACTACACCTATGTGAATGTCTCATTCGATGACGAGGAACGATTAGAGCCAAATAGTTATATTGATGCAGAGGCATACGCAATTCTTCCTCCAGTAAATGGACACGGATATGATGCGGTGAATGAGCTATATGGTGATGTATTTTGCATATATGTTTCTGTTCGTGATGATAACCAATTAATTAATCTCAATCAGGATTACCGTCAATTTGGTGTAATTGAAAATCCAAAAGACATTCGAACCTTGGAAAACATTACACAAACTGACGTAACGGTTACATTTAAGTTGACAATGTTAACGACTGCTGATCTTGTTCCCGACTTAAACATCACAATCGACGGCATTAAGCATAGAGTTGTGGCGGTAAGTGGCAATCAGGTTATTGTACAACAATTAAGTTCTCGTTATTATCAAGTAGACCAATATTCTGGTGTAATTTACAAAAATGAACAAACAGGCGCAATCAGATATTATGAAATCACTCATGTTGATGAAATACCTACTGTAAACAAATACTCAGGCGACTTATTGTATTCTGATAATAATACACCGTTCATTCTTTCATCGGGCAGAACATTCGGTATTCGTACCTTTATTACATTTTAACAGATTATGAAAGTATTTGCACAAAATCCATATTATGACGATTATAATGAGAATAAGAAGTTTTATTCTTTTTTATTTCGTCCAAGCTATAGTGTTCAGGCAAGAGAACTAACACAATTACAAACAATCTTACAAAATCAGATCAAACGAATGGGGGATCATTTTTTCGCTGACGGTGCAATGGTTATTCCAGGTCAGATGAACTTTGATACCACAATTCAATATGTAAAGCTTCAGGAAACAACCGCTGATGTAACAAAACTCATTGGACAGGACATTACTGGTACTGTATCAGGTATCAAGGCATCCATTATCACAGCGGTTAATGCAGAGGGAAGTGATCCAGCAACACTATTCGTCAAATATAAGAATTCAGGCGATTCAACTGAGGCATCATCTTTTCAGGCAGGCGAAACACTTTCAGGTTCAGACGGTCTGATTGTTGGTAACTCAGACGATGCATTAGGTAGCGGTTCAATTGCACAAATTGAACGAGGAATTTATTACGTAAGTGGTCATTTTGTATTGGTTGACTCTCAAACAATTATTCTTGACAAGTATTCTAATGTTCCCAGTTATCGTATTGGTCTAGACGTAAAAGAAGTCATTATTACGCCTGAAGAAGATTTCTCATTACTTGATAATGCTCATGGATCATACAACTATGCCGCTCCTGGTGCTCATCGATACATGATTGATCTTATTCTTAAGAAGGTTTCACTTGGTACAACCAATGTAGAAAACTTTATTGAATTGGGTCAAATTCAAACTGGCAAAATTGTAAAACAGGTAACCAACACAGAATACTCGCAATTAGAAAAAACACTTGCACGTAGAACTTATGACGAAAGCGGTGATTATACTGTAAGACCGTTTAAGATTTCCATTAAGGAGCATCGTAGCAATGATCGTGGGCAGTGGAAATCTGGCACTCAGTATCTTCGTGGTGACGTAATTAAGAATGGTGATCGTTGTTATACCGCACGAACAGAAGGATACAGCTTAAGTACAGGTTCTGGTCCAACTCATACACAGGGCGCACAGTGGGAATCACAAAGTAACTCAAGCGGTATCAAGTGGGAATATACACCAACACCAACATTTAACAACGGTGTATATCATGCTGAAGGAAAGATTACGAAGCTTGAATTGGTAAACGGTGGATCAGGATTCACAGAACCTCCAATTGTTGAAATTTCAGGCGGGGGAGGCACAGGAGCAAAAGCAATAGCCGTAGTATCACAAGGAAGCATTATTCAACTTTTGCTTGAAAATGGTGGATCAGGATTCACAAGTAATGATATCAAGGTGTCATTTAAGGGCAACGGTACAGGTGCTATTGCAAAAGCATATGCTGATTTTGGTGAGGAATCAAAATTAGCAATTGGTTTAGAAAGTGGTAAAGCATATGTTCAGGGGTTCGAAATTGAAAAAGTTGGTACTTCTTATGTACCAGTTGAAAAAGCACGTAAAACGGAACAAGCCTCTGATCGATATGTTAATTCTCCAATTGGTAACTTCGTCTATGTTACAAATATTAACGGAATGCCACCGTGTGATACTTTTGAACAGGTTGAGATTTATAACAAATTAACCGAGACAAAACAAGGTCAAAAACAAGGTGAAAAGATTGGCACGTGTCGCATTCGAGGAATTGAGTGGGACTCTGGTAATCTTCATGATTCCAATGGTACATACAAGTTATACCTATTTGATGTCAATTTAAATTCTGATAAAGATTTTAGTTCTGATGTAAAATCTTTCTATTTTGGTCGTCAAAATACTCAAAAATCATTCACTGCTGATATTGCTCCACAACTTGTTGCAATTGGTGGATCGGTAACAACTTATTCTTCCTACCCAAATAAGGGAGCAAGTAATAAACTGAATGGATCTAACACTTCATTCATGACTGATACACGTGTTGGTGACTATTTGAAGATTGGTAATTATGTTTGTCAGATTACCTCAATTGTTGGACAAAACGAAGTAACAATTGACAGGCAAATTACAGTAGATGGTGAAAAGGTTAATCTAATATTGACGACTGTTGTAGAACCACAACAAATTTCATCATTGTATTCATTGCCCAATAGTTGCATTAAATCTGTAACTGATAAGGACGGTAGTAATAAGATTTCATATTATACAATGGAATATCTTAATGGTACAGCGTCATCAGTTTCAGGTAGTACTTGTACACTTTCATTATCGGTATCAAACGGTGTATTTGGAAACGAACAGGAAAATGACAACTATATTGTAATTGATCAAAACACAGGTAAAATTGTAAAACCAATTGCTATTAGTAGCGGTGGTCAGTCCAATATTACATTTACATTAGACAACTCTCTTGCACAACACAACTTCAGTGTTATGGCAACAGTACGTAAGGATAACATTGGGCGTAAGATTAAAACGGTTACTCGTGAAACGGTTAAGTTCAATAATAAGGAAGATGCAACATTATCCACGATTTCATTGGGCAAGGCAGACGTGTTCAGAATTATTGCAATTAAGATGAGCAATAATTCATGGGGAGAAGACGGAAACTATATCACAGATATTTCCGATCGATTTGAGTTCAATAATGGACAAACAGAATCATATTATGGCTTGTCAACAATTTCCCTGAAACCGTCGTTTAATCCTCCTTCTGCTCCATTTGCAGTAGAATTTGAATATTTCAAGCATAGTAACGGTGATTATTTCACAGTTGATTCATATCCAGAAGATATTTCATATAGTGAAATTCCATTGCTTAACGGTACATCGTTGGGTGATTATCTTGATTTCCGTCCACGAATTGATGATCAGGGCAAGACATTCTCAGGAACAGGATCAAGCTATTCCGCAACCATTAAGCGAGGACAGGAAATCACAACAGATTATTCCTATTATCTTGGGCGAAAAGATAAAATTTGTCTAGATTTTCAGGGAAATTTTGTTGATGTAACAGGTGTTCCAAGCGTTACGCCTGAGTTGCCAGAAACACCATCTTTATCAATGAATCTGTATAATTTGGATATTAAGCCGTATACATTTAAGGCAGACTCAACCAATTGTGCAGTTGAAACAATTGATAATAGACGCTATACTATGCGTGATATTGGTAAGCTTGAACAACGAATTGCCAATCTTGAGGATTACACAACACTGTCAATGCTTGAACAACAAACAAGCAATATGAAAGTTGAGGACGCGGACGGACTTGATCGTCATAAGCAAGGATTCATTGTTGATAACTTTAAGGACACAACAGTTTCAAGCAAATCTGACTCAAGCTATAACTGTGCATTAGTATCGGATGAAGGTATTTGTCGTCCTGGTTTCATTCAACGTAATGTGTCGCTTGTGGAAAATGAGCCTTCCTCACGTAAATTGGCAAACTATCGTGCGTATGGTAAGGTATACACATTAGAGCTTGATGATGAACAACCTCATGTTGTATTGGTTGATCAGTCATATGCAAGTAAGACTGAGAACATTAACCCATTCGCGGTTGCAACATTCCTAGGTGTGGTAAAATGTAATCCAAGTAGTGATGATTGGTTTGAAACCAAATATTTGCCTGATATCATTAACAATGTTGAGGGTGATTATCTTCAAAAGAAAAACTCATTAGAAGGAACAAAATGGAATTCATGGCAAACGACTTGGACAGGGACTCCAACAGTAACAAGCAAAACACAAACTGGTCATTGGAAAGGATGGGATACTCGTGCTCAAGGGCGTCACGTATATGAAGATTTTACATATCGTACCACTTATGCACAGAAAGAAGGTCAATCTCGTACAGGTATTAAAACAAGTGTAACCGCACGAATTGACTATGAGGAAGTTGGTGATCGAATTGTATCAACAAGTGAAATTCCGTACATGAGAAGTCGTTATCTCATGATTAAGGCACAAGGTCTTAAGCCGTTCACTCGCTTCTATCCATTCTTTGACGATGTGGCAATTGATTATTGGTGCACACCATGCTCACGAATTGAATATGTACCAACAAGAGGTACGTTTGATGATTCTTCAGTAGCAGGCGCCGATATTAATAACAAGGGACGCATTATTGAAACAACTAAGAACAGTTTTTGGTCAGAAGAAACCGATAAAACGTGTCTTGATATTGGTGATGTGATTACCTCTACATCTCATCAATCGGGTACTCCAAGCAGATTGAGTGCGGTAGTTGTTGGTCGTAGTTATGATGGTGACACAGGGAAGCATTATCTTTATGTTACAAACATCAAGGAAATTAACGGTAAGCCAATTGACGGTGAGTATTATAACGATGCAGGTATTAAACAGACTAATTCGAAGGTTAGATCATTTATTGCTGGTGACTTAATCGAAGGTAGTTTATCAAAGGCAATTGGTCAGGTCGTAAGTGCAGAACCAAATAAGAATCATCGATTTGAGCCATTGGTTACAAACTATGCAGGGGAATTGTTCTTCTTATACTGGATTCCCGATGGTGATAAAATTGAATATACAAATATTGGTGAAGCAAAGGCAACTGCGGCATTTAGTTTTAGGTGTGGTGAACGTTTATTATCTGTGAACGATAATAAAGATAATGATTCGCTTGATTCAACCAGTTCTTCTAGTACGACGTATTCTGCAGTTGGGGTGATTAACACTCGACAAAAAACGATTAACGCTGTACGTAATGCTCAGGTAACACAGCAAAGTGTGTCTGAAAATAGAACAGTAACTAATAGTTGGAGCCAAACAACTACTTCAACAATTAACCGTGACCCATTGGCAGAAACATTCTTGGTGGATTGTAAGGGTGGTTGCTTCCTGAGTAAAGTTGATGTATACTTTGCAACAAAGGACACCAATCTTCCTGTAACGCTTCAAATTCGTACAGTTGAGAATGGTTACCCATCAGGTCGTGTGCTTGCCTTTGGTGAAGTGATTAAGCGTCCCGAAGAGATTAACACTTCAAGCAATACGGTGACATATCAAAATGATAGGGGGGTTATGGTGACTGAAAATAGTTACGATACACCAACTACGTTTGAATTTGAGTCTCCTGTATATGTTGAAGATGGTACTGAATACGCTGTAGTATTACTTTCTGATTCAACAAAATATCGTGTGTGGATTGCAGAAGTTGGTGACAATGTGCCAAACCAATCTGTGGTTATTAGTAAACAACCATTCAACGGTGTATTATTCAAATCACAAAACGGTTCAACGTGGTCAGCAAGTCAGTCACAAGACCTGAAATTTACAATATATCGTGCTAACTTTAAGACCAATACGCAAGCCAATTTACAATTCCGTAATGCCGAATTGAAATCGGGATATCTAAATGATAATCCATTCCAAACGGTCAAAGGATCAAAATTAGTACGTGTGTGGCATAACTTCCACGGTCAGTACAACGGCTCAATTGTTAATATTACACATGACGATCTGAACCTGGTTGATGCGAAGGTTAAAATGTTAAGTGGTAAGATAACGGTTGCACAAAATTCAACTGCAGTATCAGGCACAAGCACTAAGTTTAACAGTGAGCTTGAAGTAGGATCGGTACTTTATACCGAGGGTGATGAAGTTGTTGGTGTAGTTAAATCAATTGCATCAGATACGAAGCTAACCTTGGTTGACGGCTCGGCACTTACACTTAATACGATATCGTTTAAGTCGGTTGACTCGGTAAATGGTATTCCGTTCACATCAATTATTGGTACTCATACAGTATCAAACGTTGATATGCACAGTTATGTTATTGAGGTCAGTACTGCCGCATTAGCTACTGGTTATGTTGGTGGACGAAACTTCAAAGCAACAAGCAATCTTAACTATGATGTGATTCAGCCTAATGTGACAACACAAATCTTTAGTGATACAATGATGTCATATACATTAGACGGCGTGACGGGTCGTAGTGTTGATGGATCAGAGATTGTAAATCAGAGCGTTCCACAAATTCCTGTTATTCCTAATGATAACAACTATTTGGGTGTTCCATTTGCAATCTATAGTGCGGAAAACACAAATAAAACTTCACTCAATCTAAATGTGACATTCTCAAGCACTAATCCTGCATTAAGTCCAATTATTGACAGTGATCGTGTTTCTGCAGTAATAATTAACAATACAGTTGATAGTCCAACAGAAACAACAGTTAATGTTCCTGCACTTGATACAGTAGAATTGTTGAGTGGCAACTTTGCGTTTGCTGGGGGTGTCTCTGAAATCACAGTTGGTAATCAGGGATCAGGATATACAACTGCAACAGTTAAAATTGGTGCTCCAAACGTTAGTGGTGGTCGACAAGCGAAAGCAGAAGCCGTAATCAACAATCAAAAAATTACTTCTATTGTTGTAACTGATAGTGGTTCAGGATATACTGCTCCGCCAACGGTTACAATTGAGGGAGGTAGTTCAGCTACTGCAACCGCTGTAATGTTGTATAATCAGATTATTAACAAAAATGCGGCAATCGGTAAACAGTTGCTAAGAATTGATACGGGGAAATATATTACAATTGAGGGAGCAACAACGGATGATAATAATGGAACCGTTTTAGTTACAAATAAAGTGACAAGCGGTACAGAGGAATCTCCAATTGTTGTTATTGAAACCGAGAAGAAATTTAAGTCTGAAAATGCAGTTGCAAATACTAAAATTAGTGTTCGTAATTTGTTTACTTCAGAAATTAGTCCGATTGGTGGATCAGTTACCTCAAAATATATTACCAACGCAATCTCTTTTGCAGGATCATGTAATTTTGCAAGAATTGTATTTGCGGCTAATGTGCCAACTCAAGCAGATATTGATGTGTACTATAAGGCGTATCAAAATGGTGGATCAGTTGGATATAACTCAATTCCTTGGGTTAAGATTGATCCTGATACAGCAATTGTAAAAACCGACATGAGTGTGACGAAATATACTGATGTTAATTACTCAATTGAACGAGCAAATTCTTTTGACGTATTGGCAGTTAAGGTTGTATTTCGTAGTACAAATAGTTCTGCAGTACCAAGCATTCGTGATCTAAGAATCATTGCTTGCGCATAATAATAATGTGAGGGTGAGTTTATTTTCATCCTCACATCAATAAAAATAATACATAAAATGAATGGAAATTTTGTTAAGGTTTTGGGTGCGGATAATTTGTACCGTGATATGAGCACAGGAGCGATCATTAACACAGATCAATCAGGTGTTACATCATACAAACGGAAGAAGGAATCTGTGAAGCGGCAACATGAGCTTGAGGACAGAGTGAATCACATCGAAAACCAAATTGACGACATCAAAAACATGTTAAGTATTTTAATTAAACAAACAAGAGGTGAATGAATATGTCAGCAAATTTAACATATCGCTCATCGCTCACACCGCCATTAAATACAAGCACGGTTCTTAAGGGCAAACCGTTAACAAACGCCGAAATTGACTCCAACTGGTTTACGCTTAATACAGAAGTTGATCTAAAGGCGCCGATTGAGTCGCCCGTATTCACAGGTACGGCTACATTCAGTACAACAGGGGCATTAGTTCTTCCTGTTGGTACAATTGATCAACGACCAGATAACAGCACTAATGGTATGATTCGATATAACAGTACACTGAATACTTTTGAGGGCTTTCGTAATGGAAGCTGGGGATCGATTGGTTCTGGTGCAACAGGTGGCCTAAGTGATCAGGTGTTTTATGAAAATGATAAAACAATCACATCAAGCTACGAAATCACAAGGGGGCGTAACGCAATGGCAACAGGTCCACTAACGGTGGGAGAAGGTGCTGTTGTAACTGTTCCCGATGGAACTCGTTTGTATATTCTATAACAAAAAAGGAGAGATAATTCTTATGTTATCTCTCCTTTTATTTTTATTCTTTGAATCGTCCAAATGGATCAGTAATATTGCCGAAAAAAGTGTTAATATATGCTACATTTAACAAATTGACTTGTTTAACTGTTGTTGCATTACCATAATACTTTTGACCATCATATCTGATTGTATATGGATCGGACAATGTAAATTTGGCGCCATTCTGAAACACTAATTCTTTCTCAGTGAACTTTTTGATATATTGTGTTAAGATATCATATTCACCGCGATTGAGTGAAACAATAATATCACTGATAATTTTAAGTTGTGTATCTGCAACAATTTTTGGTAACACACCATGAATTACTCGATCACAAATAAAGGGGAATTCATATAAGATGTTAGCTACCTCAATTGGAACAGTGATTTCCTTTCCTTCAAATTTTACAATTTGTGGATTATACTGGATAACCACACCACTACGATGTTTAATTGTTTTCTTTGTTATTTCAGGAAATAATTCAAACAATTTATTCTTGATGCTTTCTGTAACATTAAACACAGATACCTTTTTCACAAGCACCTTACAATTTTCAAACAACTCATGAAACTCCATTAGATCGTTATAGAACTGTTGCACTTCGACTGGTTCTTGTTTAATTAACGGACTGATAATACCTGAATCTACTTTCATTTAATAAATTTCTTTTGCCGTAAATATTATATAATATTTTATTATTTTCTCTTTTAGGAATAAACAATAATGGCAAGCATTCAAGAATTTGCTTTTGCACTTTCTGGTGTAGTGGCTCCAAACCAATTCCGTGTAAATATCAATTTCCCAACAATTGTAAGTGGAGCTTCTAATGCAATGAGAAAGGCAACTTATCTAACAAAGGCGGCTCAAATTCCACAAACAACAGTTGGTGACGTACAGCTTTACTATCGTGGTAAGCAATATCATGAAGCTGGTGAAACCGAATTTCAGCCTTGGTCATGTACAATCTATAATACTACAGATTTCGGAGTACGTAAAGCACTTGAAGAATGGTCTCATAAGATGCGTAATCCATCAGCTACAACAGGCATTACAATTCCTGCATCTTATAAGGGCGAAATTCTCATTCAGCAGTTAGATCGTAATGGTGGTGTCCTTCGTGGTTATAAACTAATTGGTGCATTCCCTCAGGATATCGCGGCAATTCAATTAGATTATGACAGCAACAACCAGGCCGAAATGTTTGATTGTACTTTTGTCTATGACTATTGTATTCCTGATGATTCTACGACACTTGGTGATGCGGTTGGGGCAGTAGGTTCCGTAATGAGTAATCTTGGAATTTAAATTTATCGGATAATAAATGAGTCTTTTTGATATGTTTGGGTGGAGGAAAAATCGGGGTGATCCTTCTCCCGTAATTAAAACACCTGTTACTCCTATTGTAGATGGTTCTTCAACAATTGTCAACACATCCAATATGTCAGGCTATTACGGTTATTCGTTTGACCTTGATGGACTGATTAAGGACGAAATTCAGACAATTAATCGCTATCGTGAAATTTCCTCTTATCCTGACTGTGATACTGCAATTGAACAAATTGTAAACGAAGCAGTAATTGTAGAAGATACAATTTCCCCTGTTTCTATTTCACTAGATCAAATTGACTCAAAGAAATTTCCCGATTCAATTAAGCAGAAAGTTATAGAAGAATTTGATACAATTCTGTCTCTGCTTGATTTTCAGAATAAGTGCCACGACATTTTTAAGCGATGGTACATTGATGGACGAATTTATTATTATGTCTCTGTTGACCCTAAAAATCCAAAAAAAGGTATTCAGGGCATACAATATATTGATCCATGCAAAATTAAGAAAATTACTGAAGTTACCAAAGAAACAGTTAATCAAGTTGAAATCATCAAGGGAATCGAAACTTATTACGTATTCAGTGATAAGGGACTAGGTACAGCACAGAAAGGAATTAAGTTATCTCCCGACTCAATTGTTGATGCACCTTCAGGCTTGATTGATGCGAATTCTGGATGTACAATTAGTCATCTATTCAAAGCAATAAAACCAGTGAATCAACTTAAGATGATGGAAGATGCACTTGTAATTTATCGTATTGTACGTGCACCTGAGCGTCGTGTATTCTATGTTGATACAGGAAATCTACCGCCACAAAGAGCGGAACAATTTGTGCAGAATATTATGCAAAAATTCCGCAATAAGGTAACCTATGACATTAAAACGGGTGAAGTCAAGGACACAAAGCAATTTATGTCCATGATGGAAGATTACTTTTTGCCTCGTGTAAATGGCGGCAGAGCAACGGAGATTCAGACCTTACCTTCAGGTGGATCATTGTCTGATATTGATGATATTAGATATTTTCAAAATAAATTATATCAGGCGTTAGGTGTTCCAAAACAACGATTGATGCCCGATGCAATTAACAGCTTGGGCCGTACTTCAGAAGTAACACGTGAAGAAATCCTGTTCTCGAAATTCATTCAACGTTTACGAAACAATTTTAATAACCTATTCAAACAAGCATTACGTATTCAGTTGTTATCCAAAAACATAATGAGTAGTGCGGAATGGGACAAAATTGTAAACTTAATTCAATTTAAGTACCAGCACGATAATTATTTTGAGGAGCTTAAACGACTTGAAATTCTGACTGAGCGAATGAATGCGGCACAAACTGCAGACGGTATGAAAGAAGATTATTTCAGTAAACAATATATTGCCACGAATATTCTTAATTTCACAGAAGCCGAATGGAAAAAGATGCAACAGGAAATTAAGAAAGATCGTAAATCAGAATCAGAATTCGGAGATTTTGAGCAACAGGAAGTCAATTCATTATCAAATTCCTCAAAAGAAGAATAATGATATACAATATATCACTAGGTAAAGATACCTAAATAATAAAGCATATCATTATTTTAATAATGACCGATATTGATAAATTGATTCAGGCGGTTCAGGAAGAAGACTTAAATTTTCTTAAGAAAACCCTGAACAAGAAGAAAGAAAAGAAATCTAAGGAACAAAAACAATGAGTGATGCATTTATTGACGCAGTAAAAAATGATGATGTACAAGGTGCGAAACAGTATGTGTTTGATGCACTCCAAGTTAAGATTGCGGATTCATTCAATAATATTACGTCCGATGCAATTTCGGCTTTTGGCTTTTCAACAAAACAAGCACAACAGGCTGATACATATGATGAAACACCCGTAGATACAACTAATCAAGTATCTACAAATGAAGAATAGTCACAATATTATTTCCAGTTGATAGAAGACGGTATAGGTTATAATGTAATTCTTCAAAATTTAATATTAAATCAACAAACTTCATAATAACTATAAATCTTGTTAACATAAAATTACGATGATTTATATTATAATACAAATATACCGTCTTCTATCTTTTTATTAGGAAGTACATAATTACAATGGCAGAATTTCAACTATTACGAAACGTTGATTGTGAGGCACATATTAAGGTAATGTCTGATGATGCTTCTGTCGTTTCTGTTACAATAGATGATTTGTGTCATGAGTATCAGGAAACACCGAAGGATAGGACGAATCTTTATGTAACAATTCGTAGTGTTCAGTGGACTGGTGCATCTGACACGGTAATTAAGGTGTATCGTGGAGAAACGCGAGTGATGACACTTCAGTCCGCTCCTTGTGGTACACTAATATTTGATGGTCAACAGTTTGTGTCCGAGAGTACAGAAAAAGAAAAGGACTTTCGTTTTGAATTTAGTGGTGAGGGAGAAGTCTGGATGACTCTCCGTAAACATGGATTTATTCCCAAATCTGCAGAATATGCAACCTATGGCGCATATGAAGATGAAACTCGTGTAGGTGCAAAAACAAATATCTCAGGTTCTCCAGATTATGGTAAAATACAAAAACGTGGACGCAAACGTAAATGAAACTAATCAAAGAAGAACAAAATGAAATCAAGGTAATCACCGAACAATCCGAGAACGGTGAGCCTGAATATTATCTTGAGGGCGTGTTTCTTCAGGCTAATATCAAAAATCGAAACGGACGAATCTATCCAATGGAAGTGATGGAACCTGAAGTTGAACGTTACATTGACAATTTTGTTAAGTCTAAACGTGCTTTTGGTACACTTAATCACCCGTCAGGTAATCAGACACCAAATATCGACCTTAAAGAAATATCTCACGTTATAACAGATTTGTGGCGTGATGGAGATTATTTCCGTGGTCGTGCTAAAGTGCTTGATACTCCCAATGGACGAATTGTTAAGAGCCTTATTAAGGAAGGTTGTACTCTCGGTATGTCTAGTAGAGCACTTGGTAAGGTATCATACAAAAACGGTACTGCATATGTGGATAAAGATGGATTCAAACTAATTACGGCTGGTGATATTGTGTGGGAACCATCTTGTCAGGTCGCATATATGAGCGGTTTAATGGAAGATCAGGAATGGGAATACGATGAAAAAACCGATAGTTGGATTCCTCATGCTGATAATGAAAAGGAAATTGTAGAAGAATTGGGTAAGCTCCAAATTGAAAAATTCCGCGATTTTCTTTCAAATATCAAAAAATAAATATAACTTGAATACATAATAAATCCAATTACGGAGAAGTAAATGACCGAAAAATTTAAGCAGTTGCTTGAATCTGCCGAGGGTCTTACCGAAGAATTTAAGTCTGCCGCCGCACCTCTCTTTGAAGAAGCGGTTAGGGAAATGGTAGATCGTGAAAAGCAGAAACTAGAAGAAGATTTCAAAGAAGCAATTGAAGAAAAGACAAAGGAAATTCAGGAATCTGTAAAGCAGTCCTACATGAATGAACTAAAGGAAGCCGCTGATAAGATTGCCGAATTTGAACTCACAATTTCCGAGAATGAACAGCTTTACAATGATCAACTTAAGATGATTGGCGAACAGGTTGAAACCCTTGCCGCCGAGAAGTCTAAGGAAGCCGAGGAAGCTCTATCTGAAAAGGTTGACGAATATCTTGGTTATTGCGTTGAGCAATTCTTTGAAGAACATAAGGAAGAAGTTCTAAAGGCTCGTGAATCTCATATTGCCGAGCACTTTATAGCTGGTATCAAGTCAATGTTTGAAACATTTAACATGACTGAACCAACAGCCGAGAAGATGTACGAAGATAAGATTTCCGCGCTTGAAGCTAAACTTGAAGAACAGGCTAAGAATACCGATGAAGCGTATACTAAACTAGCCGAGGAGCTTCAACGAGGTATGGATTTCAAACTTCAGATCGAACAGCTTGAAAAAGAAAAGATTGTTCGTGATATCACCGAATCTATGACCGATACGCAGAAGGAACGATTCGCCATTGTGCTTGAATCAATTGATGTTCCCTTTGCTGAGTATGAAGCCAAGGTTCGTGCTCTTGCCGAGGAATTTGCAACAGAAGAGTCTCAGGTTAAAGTAAAACCTGTTATCGAAACTGTTAATATTGTTTCTGATTCTAAGCCAATTGTCGAAGAACAGAAAGAAGAAAAGAAGGTCGTCGTTGAAGAACACGTCGACCCAATGGTTGCCTACTTTGCCGCCGCGCTTAATAAGTAAAAACCATTTTATAATAATTCCTAAATATTTTTAACTAATATAATATAACTAACTCCGCTATAGGAAATAACTATAAAAATGATTAAGAATACTCTTGTCGAAAAGTGGGCACCAGTTCTAAACCATGAATCTGCCCCTGCTATTAAGGATGACTATCGTCGTCAGGTTACCGCCGCCCTTCTCGAAAACCAGGCTAATGCCATGAAGGAAGAAGCCATGCATCGTGGTGGCGCCGCTGTCGGTATGCTCGGTGACGTTCTAACTGAGGCCGCTCCTGCCCCTGCTAACCATGGTGGTGACGGTATCGCTATGGGTGGTGCTGGTACAAACGCTCAGATGGCAGGTTACGACCCAGTTCTCATCAATCTCGTCCGCCGTGCTATGCCTCAGCTAATCGCCTTTGATGTCTGTGGTGTTCAGCCAATGACACAGCCAACTGGTCTTATCTTCGCCATGAAGTCTCGTTATGGTTCTCAGAACGGCGAAGAAGCTCTCTACAATGAAGCCAATACCGCTTTTGGTGGTGCTGGTACTCATAAGGGTTCTAACTGGGCTGATGGTACTGAATTTAAGACGGGTACTGGTATGCCAACAGCTGAAGCCGAAAAGCTTGGTTCTGAAGGTAATAACTCCTGGGGCGAAATGGCTTTCTCTATCGAACGTACCTCCGTTGTTGCTCAGACCCGCGCACTTAAGGCTGAATACACAATGGAACTCGCTCAGGACCTTAAGTCTGTTCATGGTCTTGATGCTGAGTCTGAACTAACTAACATCCTTGCTACGGAAATTCTCTCTGAAATCAACCGTGAAATTATCCGTGACATCTACACAACCGCCTATGTTGGTTGTCAGGCTGGTACGGCTGAAAAGGGTGTATTTGACATGGATATCGACTCTGACGGTCGTTGGTCTGCTGAAAAGTACAAGGGCTTAATGTTCCGTATTGAACGTGAAGCTAACTACATTGCACAGAAGACTCGCCGTGGTCGTGGTAACTTCATCATCTGCTCCTCTGACGTAGCCTCCGCTCTTCAGATGGCTGGTATGCTTGATTACGCTCCTGCACTTCAGAATAACCTCAATGTTAATGAAGCTCAAACAACCTTTGCTGGTATCCTTAATGGTAAGTATAAGGTCTATGTTGATCCATATCAGGCTAATCAGTCCAACGATCAGTATTGCGTAGTCGGTTATAAGGGTCAGAGTGCTTTTGATGCTGGTATGTTCTATTGTCCATATATCCCACTTCAACTTGTTCGCGCTCAGGATCCAAATACCTTCCAGCCTAAGATTGGCTTCAAGACCCGTTATGGTCTAGTTGCTAACCCAATGGTTCAGCTTGATGCTGGTCTCGGTGCTACTGGTAATCTACCGCTCGAACAGCTTAAGGATAAGAATTACTACTTCTCAAAATTCGTAATTCGTAATCTCTAATGAATGATTAAGAGATAAAGCAAACTCCAAAGAACCGAAATTCTTTGGAGTTTTTGCATTATTGTAGCACCAATTTTACTTTTCCGCAATCATAAATCTTCATATATTTGGATTCATCTAACACCTGTGATTGTTGATAAATTTTTGAACCGTTAAAATACACAAAAGAAGGATTTGTATATTCCACAACAGAAAATCCATTCTGAAGATATTCGCTTTCATCAAATTTAGAAAAATCAACAAATGTCACAATTTTATCAAAGTCTTTTATCTTTAATAAAAGAGTAGACAATCCATCAACCACCTTATAATTCAATTTGGTACAATACTGTTTCAGTTCATATTCACGCTTATCAAGTTTATCCAATCCAACAACGGAAATTAGTTCATCACAGTAAAACAATCCATATCTAATAAAAGAATTTATTGGTTTATCAATAGAATTATCAATAAGAAAATTTACATATTCATTCTCTTCCAATTCTCTAACAACACAATCCGTTGAAGCTATTACATGATCAAACAATCCTAATGCCTGCTTAATTAACGATTTGATTTTCTCTTTATTGCAATCCCATTCATATTCAAATATATGAATTAGACGAATATTTTTATTCTTACAATTTAATGATTTTTCAATATGTTTATTTGATTGAATAATAGCATCAGAATGCCAATAATTCCCATTAAATTCAATTGCTAAATTTAAACTTGGAAGATAAATGTCTAATTCTTTACCGTTAAGAACCGTTCTATTATTTTCAACTATAGAAGCAGTATACAACGATTTGACATAATCTACAAGTTCTTTTTCTTTACATGAATATGGTTGTTTATAACATTTTGGGCAATACACATGTTGAGGATCAGTTGTTTTTGATGTCCATGTGTGATTGCAATTTAAGCATTTATATTGTATGGTATCAGATACAACATAATCATCATACTTCATATCAATCAATACATTCTTTGACTTAAGTGTATTGATTAAATTTGAATATCTATTTTTACGTTTAGTAGTACGTTTCTTTTTCGAAATATTTGGAATAAACGCAACAGTATCAGTTCCATATCTCTCAAGCAATGTTTGTTTTTGCTTGAGAGAATTAAGTTTAGAGAAGTTCTTTACTGATCCATATTTTTCAACAATGGTCTTATTTCGCTTCTCTAAAACTTCATCGTATCGTGTTTTATATTCTTCACCAAAACACTTCTGAGAACAATATCTACCTGCGTTAATCCCATTTATATTATTGTGATATATGCACTGATAATCGGTATATGAAATATAGAATATCTTACCACAAGTAATACATCTACACGGTAAATCCTTTTCTTTTGTTAATCTAGAGTCATCAAGTTTAGATTGATCAAACAGAAAATTACCATGAAAATTTTTAAATGATAATGGTTTCCAACATCTAGGTTTACAATTAAGTCTAGCACATGAGTGAGAACAACATGGAACAAATTCAGGATTCCGTGTCTTTTCTCTAATATAACGAGACTTAATTCTAGTGAACAATTTACCACATACAGGACAAGTTAACTCAATTTCTTCTACCATTATTCTTTAACACATATACATCTTTACCACAGCTATAATATTTGTAAAACTTATTCAAAAATTTTGTAATATCATCCATACTACAATATTATTTGTAAATTTTATCTAAGAATCCTTCATCATGTAAACACTTAACCCAGATTATTCCTGTAATAAATCCAATTTCTTTTACCCACGGACGAATCATATCAATTGTTTCAGGTGATAGGAATCTCCAACTTTCAGGCGTAATAAAATTATAACATACAACCGTGAAAAAGATTCCCCACAAAGACAAAGCAATCATTTCAGACCAAATTAAAATACGCTTAATAATTGTGTTCGAGTTCATATAACGCCTTAAAAATCAACAAGATTCATTTCACCAGACTTCAGCTTAGGAAGATCGGAAAACGGATAAACAGTAGAAACACAATCAGTACCAAAACAAACAGAACGAATAAGAACAATACAACGATTTTTGAAATCAACTCGAATCAACATCCGACCAAAGTACACACCGAATGCCTTAAGTTGCTCGGACTTCTTAAAGTGACCACCAACATACTCCTCATGAAATTCTGAAGCATTGGAGAAATCCGAGAAAACACACGGAAGATCATAAAATCCGAAGTCATCATCACATTCCATCACCTGACCAAAATTGTAGTCGCACTCAATTCCGAACTTATCTTCAATGGTAATGCGCACATGACATTCTGCATCAAATTCGGCCAGCACGACATACCAACGATCATCCTTAGCAATATGACACTTGATACCCTTGTTCGTGAGGTGCTTGATGAGCATCTTAGCCTGCGAATAGTTGGTGGTGTAATGAGCGAAAAGCATGATTTGTTTCCTTTTGGTTGGAAAGTTGTTTATCAATCTCTATGACTTAATATTAGCACAGCAAATTTAAAAAAGCAAATATAAAAAAAAGGACAGAAAAACAAAATTTTCTGTCCTGTTGATGTAGTAGAAGCTAGTTATTCATTTTTGTAAAAATTTTCATAGTGGAAAGTGAAATTTAACTGTTCAAGCTCCTCACTAGTTGATGTTTTATCAATTTGGCTACGATAAAGCCACTTCTGAGAATAAAGACTCTGAGCATTCTTAACAATTTCGATTTGCATTGTTTCAAGTTCTGTTCGAGTAATATCACGCATAATATTTGAGTAATCACAGAACTTAACGGTTTCACCTTCTTTAGTGGTGAGAAGTAAGCCAGTAATATCTCGATTGGCTCTTTCGTTTGCGTCAATCTCAAAACCAAGGGATGAAAGAATGTGTGCTTCTTCCTCGGCGGTTTCGTGTAACGTATTAAGCTCAGTCTTTCGTTGCTCCTTATACACTTCAAGCTCAGGAAGTGGAGGCTTTGTAACCCCTACAATCTGAAAACGTCGAGTGCCATCTTCAAGCGGTTCGATTTCAGTTATGTAACAATCCTGCCGCTCATTGCACCACTCTGCAACCTGTGGCGGGTATTCATAAATAAAAACTTGCCCAATAAAGAAGGGGTGTTCTCTAATCAAAACGATTTCAAATCGAAGAATTCCGTTTTCTAAAGGTTCGATAACTTTAACATAACATCCGTCATTATTTACACACCATTCATGAACATCTACAGGGTAATGCCCCTCGAAAATTTGTCCGATTTCAA